AGCTTGCATGGTATGCTTACATCTCCTAGCACCCCTTGGTTTTCTATGCGGTATCGAGATCCATCATTACAAAATGACGATATGGCAAATGAGTGGTTGGAATTGTGTCTAGATCAAATGTACCAAGCGTTTCACAGATCTAACTTTCAGCAAGAGATACATGAGCTTTATTATGACTTGGTGGTGTTTGGCACTGCTGCTTTCTATGTAGAGGGTGATAAAGAGGGTCTGCGGTTTTCGTGTCGGCATATTGCAGAGATTACGGTAGCTGAAGATGCCAATGGCAAAGTAGATACAATCTACAGAAAGTTTAAGATTTCTGCTCGTGCTGCGGCGCAGCGTTTTGGTGAGGAAACATTGCCAGCACAAATGGCAAAAGATGTAAAGAATGAACCGCATAAGGAGCATGAGATTGTCCATGCAATATATCCGCGTGGAGAAACAAAGGGTCGTAAGGCACAGAACAAAGCAATAGCGTCTGTGTATTATCACGCTGACACAAGACAGTTATTGTCTGAAGGTGGCTTTGATAATTTTCCGTTTATGGTTCCGCGTTTCGTAAAAGATAGCGTAAGTACGTATGGTAGAAGTCCAGCAATGAACGCACTGCCAGATGTAAAGATGCTAAACAAAATGTCAGAAATAACAATCAGAGCAAGCCAGAAACAAGTTGACCCACCTCTGATGGTTCCAGATGACGGATTTATGTTGCCTGTACGTACAACACCGGGGGCGTTGAATTTTTACAGAACAGGTACAAGAGATAGGTTAGAGCCTTTAAATATTGGAGCAAACAATCCTCTCGGTTTAAACATGGAAGAGCAAAGACGTAATGCAATACGTCAGGCTTTCTATGTGGATCAGTTGTTGATGTCGCAAGGACCAGCGATGACAGCGACTGAAGTGTTGCAACGTAACGAGGAAAAGATGCGGCTATTAGGACCAGTTCTCGGTAGGCTCCAATCCGAATTGCTCCAGCCATTAATCTCCAGATCCTTTGCGTTGCTGCTCAGGAATGGTCTCCTCCCAGCCGCTCCTGAGCAACTACAAGGCCAAGACATTGATATTGAATATGTCTCACCGCTTGCTAAGGCGCAAAGACTTACAGATCTACAGTCAATGTTGCGTGGCTTTGAGGTAATGATGCAGGTAGCGGAGATTGCCCCTGTGATGGATTATCTCGATGATGACAAGCTTGTGCAGTATCTTGTAGAGGTTACAGGTATCCCGGCACGAGTTATCAGAAGCAATGAAGAAGTAAGGCGTTTGCGTGAAGAAAAAGCAGAGCAAGAAGCGGCGCAGCAAGAAATGCAGCAACAAATGATGCAAGCTGAGACAGCACAGAAGGTAGCGCCATTGATTAAAGCAGCAGGGTCTGTTGACTAATGAAAGAAATAGAAGAGTTAAAATTGGCTTATAGACGCACGTTCAATACAGAGGACGGCGAAAGAGTATTGAGTGATCTCAAGACCAGATTTGGATTTGAGGCAACCACGTTTACTGGCGATCCATATGAAAATTCATTTAACGAAGGACAACGAGCAGCCGTGCTGTTGATCGTCAGGATGTTGTCTGAAGGGAAGGAACCACAATGAGCGAAGAGGCAATCCAAGATACTGGATCTCAAGAAGCTGTACCAGAAGCTGTTGTAGCAGAAGCTGCACCAGAAACCGCACCAGTTGGCTTTTTAGAAAGTCTACCAGAAGAGCTACGTAATGAGCCATCACTACGAAACTTTACGGACCCTAGTGCGTTAGCGAAAAGCTATGTTCATGCACAACGCATGATTGGAGCCGACAAGGTAGCCATACCTAGTAAATCTGCAACGCCAGAAGAATGGCGTGAGGTGTATTCAAAACTTGGCGCACCGCAAGAAGCAAATGCTTATGAGTTTGCAGAAAGCGAAATTTCCGTAAGTGAGGATCTTGTTGGAAACTTTCGTGAACGCGCATTAACNGCTGGCCTTACAAATGCACAAGCAAATGAAATGATGGGTTTTGTCAGAGATACAATCAGTGGCTTGGAAACTGATATGACTGANACTACAGAGAAAGCTTTGCATGAAGGTGAGCAAGAATTACGTCAGGAATTTGGTCAAGCGTTTGATCAGAGACTTGANCTTGCACAAATGGCAGCAAGAGATTTGCTTGGCGATACAGAAATGTTTGATAATATCACNTTATCGGACGGACGAATGTTAGGGGATCATCCAATGGTTGTAAAGATGTTTTCGCAACTNGCNGAACAAATTGGAGAAGATAACCTTGAAGGCGCACCATCAGAGCTTATAATGACACCACAAGAGGCTCAACGTCAAATTTCAGAGATGACTAGACGCGATGGTCCATATTGGGATAAGATGCACCCAGAGCATGACACTTACATTCAAGAAGTGTTACGTCTCAGGGAGTATGTTTAGTGGATAACCGCAAGGCCCACGACAAAGCTTGTAGACAAGCGGAATAGCTGCCCTAAGCAGTAGCATTGGCCCCTCTGGGACAACCAGGCGAAGCAAACCCGAAACTGAAACTGTAAAGGAGAGACGTAATGTCAACCCAAATTACTACAGCTTTTGTCAATCAGTTTTCTTCAAACGTCCAAATGCTATCGCAGCAAATGGGTTCTCTATTGCGTACAGCGGTAGATTCAGAAAGCGTGAATGGCGAAAAAGCTTTTTTTGACCAAGTGGGCGCAGCTTCCGCTGTCCTACGTACTTCGCGTCATGCGGATACGCCGTTGGTGGAAACACCACACAGCAGACGTATGGTAACAATGTCAGACTATGAGTACGCTGACTTGATCGATGATCAGGACAAAGTGCGTTTACTTGTTGATCCGACTTCAACCTATAGCCGTGCAGCAGCCGCTGCCATGGGCCGTGCTATGGATGATGTAATCATCACAGCGGCTCTTGGTACTTCAAACACTGGTAAAGATGGTAGCACTTCTACAGCGCTTCCGGCTGGCCAGAAAATTGCTCATGGTTCTGCTGGTTTGACAATTGCCAAACTAGTAAGTGCTAAAGAGTTACTTGATGCAGCAAGTGTTGATCCGTCAATACCGCGTTTCATCGTTGTATCTCCAAAGCAAATCAGTGATTTGTTGAACAACACAACCGTGACTTCAAGTGATTTCAATACCGTAAAAGCTTTGGCTCAAGGTGAAATCAACTCGTTTGTGGGCTTTCAATTCATCGTATCTAACCGTCTAAATACAGATACAAACAGTGACCGTCAGGTTATTGCGTTTGCATCAGACGGTATCAAGCTTGCCGTTGGTAAGGAGCCAGCCGCACGTATTGATGAACGAGCCGACAAGTCATATTCAACGCAAGTCTACTACTGTCAATCTATCGGTGCTACACGCATGGAAGAAGAAAAAGTAGTAGAAATTGCTTGTAACGAGTAAGGAGACTGAAAAATGGCTACTGTTTATTCGACACAACGCACTAATTCACGAGCAACTCCAGCCGTGATGAACAAAGCAAATGAGCTAGGTGGACGTATGCGCGTTGCTCATGGCACATACGAGGCATCTTCATTAGCGTCTGGTGACGTTATTGAAATGTTTATCTTACCTGATGGCGCAAGATTGCTAGAAGGATCACTTGCACATGATGCATTGGGTTCATCTACAACTTTGTCAGTTGGTTATGCTGCACATACAAATGCTGCTGGTACTGCGGTATCTGCATCTGCTGCTGCATATAAGGCTGCTGCTGCGTCTACATCTGCACAGAAGGTAGACATTCTTGCTACTCTGGCTCTAGGCTCAGGCACAGAGACAGATACCAATGAAGATGGTGTTGCTGTCACAGCTACTATGGGCGGCGCTGCCGGCACTGGTACTATTGAAGTAACCATCAAGTATGTGGTTGACTAACTAGGATGGGGCGGTTCGCCGCCCCTTCTTTTATATGGAGATAGTTAATGGCAAGTACGGTTGATATAGCTAACTACGCGCTTAATCTTTTAGGAGCGTCAAACATTTCTAGCTTTTCTGAAAACAGTAAAGCGGCACGTGTTGTTAATCAGTTTTACGAAGGAACACGAGATGCGGTGTTTAGATCACACCCTTGGAATTGTTTGATTACAAGAGCAGAGCTTGCACGAGATAGCACTGCACCTAACTTTGGATACACATATCAGTACGCACTTCCAGCAGATCCATTTTGTTTACGAGTTTTAGAGTTCAGCAATGGCTCTCTGTCATATCCACAAGACAACATGACAAACAATTCTGGTGGTCCTGTGTTTGCGATAGAGGGCAGAAAGCTTGTGACTGACGAAGGTACAGCAAAGATAAAGTACATTGCAAAGATTACAGATCCACAGCAATACGATCCAAGCCTTATACAAGCGTTTTCTGCTCGATTAGCGTCCAACATTGCGTATGCTATCACAGGTTCAAACAGCGTCGTGCAAACAATGTTTGCCAAGTATGAAGCTGAGGTTAAAGAAGCTAGATTTAACGACGCTACAGAGAGCGCTACACAGCGCTTGGAAGCAAGTGACTTGATTGAGAGTAGGTTCTAGGAATGGCAAGAAGCGCCCCTGCTCTTAGTTCTTTTACTGCTGGTGAAATAAGCCCTAGACTAGAGGGTAGAACGAATATTGAAAAATATCGTGAAGGATTATCAGATCTTACGAACATGGTGGTGATGCCGCATGGTGGTGTAACGAGACGCCCCGGTACTGAGTATTTAGGTGAAGTAAAGAGTAGCTCAGTTAAAACAAGACTTATTCCGTTTCAGTTTAAAACAAGCGATACATATATTCTTGAGTTTGGTAATCAGATTATGCGAGTGTTTCGTAATGATCTACAGGTCTTAAATTCTTCTGCGAAAACAATTACTGCCGCAACAAAAGCAAATCCGGGTGTATTCACAAGCAACGGTCACGGTTTCAGCAACGGTGATGAAGTGTTTGTTGATAGTTTGGGGGGTATGACAGAGGTAAATGGTAGAAATTATTTAGTAGCAAATTCAAGCACTAACACGTTTTCTCTGCAAGATCTCTTCGGAAATGACATAAATACTACCAGCTTTACAACGTATACATCTGGTGGCACTGCAACAGAAATATTTGAAGTTGCAACGCCATACGCTGAGGCTGATTTATTTAATATTAGATTTGCTCAATCTGCGGATACAATGTATCTTGTGCATCCATCATATGATATACGCACCTTAACAAGATCGGATCACAATAATTGGACTTTCGCTACACTTTCTATTTCTGGATCTCCCTCACCAGGATTAAGTGGATCGGATAATAGGCCAAGTTGTGTTTCGTTTTTTGAGCAAAGACTTGTATTCGCAGGTACAAATAATAATCCGCAAAGTATTTGGTTTAGCAAAAACGGCAACTATACAAACTTTACAGTCGGTTCAAACGCTGATGATGCGTTGATCTACACCATTGCATCAAACCAAGTAAATGCTATTCGCTATCTCTCTGCAACAAGAGTGCTTACGATTGGTACATCTGGCGGTGAATATGTGCTTACGTCAACAAATGATGGGCCTATAACACCCACAACAACATTGATACGTAAGTATTCTAACTATGGATCAGCGTCGATAGAGCCTGTGCAAGTCGCTGATGTTACGCTGTTTGTGCAACGTGGCGCACGTAAGGTTAGAGAGTTTAAGTTTGTCGGAGATGTAAACACTGGTGGATATGCTGCACCAGATATGACGATACTCGCAGAACATATAACAGATGGTGGTTTGACACAGTTTGCGTATCAACAGGAGCCAGATAGCGTTGTATGGGCTACAAGAACAGATGGTACGCTTGTCGGAATGACGTATCGCCGTGAAGAAGAGGTTGTTGCGTGGCATAAGCATGTAATCGGTGGTGCATTTAGCGGTGGGCAAGCTGTTGTTGAAAGCATTGCAACATTGCCGTCTGATAGTGGTGAAGATGAATTGTATATGATTGTGAAGCGTACAATCAACAGTGTTACAAAAAGATACGTTGAGAAACTGAAAGTATTTGACTTTGGCGCAAATACAACAGGTGCTTTCTTTGTGGATAGCGGATTATCGTATAGTGGCAGTGCAACAACAACATTATCTGGTTTATATCACTTGCCGGGGGAAAGCGTATCTGTGTTAGCCAATGGCGCAAGCCATCCTGATAAGACGGTTGCATCTGGTGGTATTTCGCTTGATTTCTCTGCAACAAGTGCATCGGTGGGGTTTGGATTTACAAGCAACCTAGAAACATTACGTATTGAAAGTGGTTCGGTGGATGGCACAAGTCAGGGCAAACCAAAACGTATTCATGCAATTACGTTAAGATTGTTCGAAACAGTTGGTGTAGAAGTTGGTAATAGCGCTGATGACTTAGATCGTATACCATTCAGAGATAGTTCTATGGATATGGATACTGCCATACCATTGTTCACAGGAGACAAAGAAATAGAGTTTCCTGGTGGGTTTGAAGATGATGACCGTATTTTTGTGAGGCAAACGCAACCACTGCCATTGACGGTATTGGCGTTGTTCCCACGCATGAATACATTTGATTTGTGAGGTAGATTATGGGCGCTATTTGCACAGGAATACAAGTTGTCACAGGATTAACTGGCGCTATCAAACAGAAAAATGCGTCTGATAAAGCTGCTGAGAAAGCGCAAGCTGCGGCAAACTTCAATGCAGAAATGATTGAGCGCGATATTGGTTTGCTTGAAAGACAACGCGGTATTATCAATGCACAGTTTGGAATTGACAAAATAAGAAACCGTGAAGAATTTGAGAGATTTGTGCAAAGTGAAGTAAGAGCTAATACTGGCTACGCTGGTTTTGATATGCACATGGGCACACCTCTTACTACTTTAAGAATAAATGCTAGAGAGTTTGATTACGAAGCTGCTGTTAATGAGTTCAACAATGAAATGATAAACATGCAAATAAGTGACGCTCAAGAAGAGGCTCGTCTAAATTCTAAGTTAGCACGTATGGAAGGTGGAAGTGCTGCTGCTAGTTTACGTGCCCAAGGCACTGCATCATTAATAAGTGGATTAGGTCAAGTAGCACAACTTGGATATGAAAGAAACTTTTTGGGTTCGGGTCAATCTTTTGCGTCAACGTATCGTCCACCATCACGGT